TTACTTTGCATGGCCTGTAATTGCTGCAGGGGTTGGTGGTACAGTGGGTAGTGGGGTATTCGCAGAAATGACGGTTAGCACCGCCGGGTATTTTGCAGCTTCTATGGCGATGTCTGTAGGTACGGGGCTAGTATTGGCAGGAGTATCAGAGATGCTAGCGCCTACCCCTCCTGGGCCCCCTAAAGATGCTGAACTCTCAGACAATAAGTCCTTAGGTCCCGTTAATACTTCTATGCAGGGAGTCCCTGTGCCTGTATGTTACGGACAATTATTAATAGGCGGAGCAGTTATTAGCGCCGGTGTAACCCCCGAGGAGTAGAATATGAGCAACGAAATTAATTTTACAAGAGGATCTAAAGGGTGCTTTACTGGGGATACTAATGTATTAACTGCTAAAGGTACTGTACATATTTCAACTCTTAAAGAGGGGGATGAGGTATTAAGTTTTGATGATGTTGGAAAAGTACATATTGCTAAAGTTTTAAAACTTCATGTACACGATGATAACCCTGTAAATAGGTATCATTTTTGGGGAGGAGAGTATATAGATGCTACACCAAACCATTGGGTACTAAACCAGTATAATGCTTTTGTAGAGATAGGGCAACTAGGCTTCGACGATTGTTTAGTGGATGAGAATAATCATTTACGCCCTATAACGGGGATTGATAAACTAGAGAGCTGTACTGTTTATAATCTGACTGTAGAAAACCAACACACATTTATAGCTAATGGTATTAGGGTGCATAATGCAGGATTAGGGGATGGCAATATTTCCGGGTCTAAAGGGGGTAAAGGAGGGGGCCGAGCGCCTATAGAAGCAGATGACTCCCTGTTCTCTACTGCTACAGCAAAAATAGTAGACCTAATATCAGAAGGGGAAATAGTAGGGTTACTAGGAACAGGCGGGTTTAATGGGTCTGTTGGTATAAATACATACGATTCCCATATTTATTTGGATGAGACCCCTTTAATAAATGCAGACGGCACTAGTAACTTTGATAATGTACAGTATGCTACGAGAGTAGGAACTAACTCCCAGACCTATATTCCAGGTTTCCCAGGTACAGTCACCCAGTCAGGCGTGAATTTAGAAGTAAAGAAGCTATCCCCTGGCCCTATCATTAAGACTTTTTCTAGTACCGTAGCAGACGCAGTAACTGTACTACTATTTACACCCTCTCTTATGGACGGTGATAATGAAGAAGGAGATGTAAATGGAACTACGCTAAGTTTTAAAATATGGATAGAAAAAGACAACAACGGGTCGTGGGTAGAGGCAGTAAATGATAGTTTCAGTGGTAAAACCACTACTAGGTATGAAAGAGGATACCGTATAGAAATACCTAGTAGTTGGAAGTCGTCTGGGTTTACTACTATATCTATTAAAGTTGAACGAATAACAGCGGACTCTAGTACAGTTAAAATTAGTAATAAGCTATTCTGGTCTGCGTACTCAATAGTAATAGATAATAAACTAAGGTACCCTAATAGTGCTCTTATAGGGATGACATTCAATGCTGAACAATTTTCCAGTATCCCTAATAGAGGCTATGAAATAAAAGGAGTAAAGGTAAAAGTACCTAGTAATTACACTTCTTATGACCCCGGGCACTGCTCAGCTGCAACTATTAGAAGACAGGATAGGTGTACTGCAGGGGGCTATGACTGGGCGGGTACTAGTGTAGGGGACACTTTATACTCAGGGTCCTGGGACGGTACTTTTACTACTGCTTGGACTTGTAACCCTGCTTGGATCCTATATGATCTATGCAGTGAGGAAAGGTATGGCTTAGGTAAGTGGTTAGATGCTAACAGTATGGATAAGTGGGCTCTATACGAAATAGGTAGGTATTGTGATGCTGTGGACACCTCTGGGAACTTTGTTGGAGTTGATGATGGATGGGGAGGCAAAGAGGCGCGTTTTGCCTGTAATCTATACTTACAAGGACAGCACGAAGCTTTTAAGGTACTAAATGATATAGCCTCTGCATTTAGAGGAATGTTATATTGGCAGAGCGGGCAAGTTACGGGCATTCAGGATTCTCCTAAAGAACCTGTAATGCTTTTTTCGGATTCTAATGTAGAGGGGGGTGCCTTTATATACGAAGGCACTTCTAAGAAAAAACGACACAATGTAGCTTATGTTACTTGGAACAACCCAGAAGATTTTTATCGTCCTAATGTAGAGTATGTGGAGGATACGGTGGGTATAGTAGAGGCGGGTAATCAGATATTCTCTACAGATGTTAAGGCTGTAGGGTGTACTTCTCAGGGGCAAGCTAATAGATTAGGCCGCTGGATCTTATACACAGAGAGATATGAAACAGAGACTGTTGCCTTCACTACAGGAATGGAAGGAGCTGCGATACGCCCAGGAGACTTGATACAAATAGCTGATGGGCATAGAGCAGGAGTTAGGTATGGAGGGCGTATTGGGACAGGGAGTACTACTACTACTATTAAATTAGATGCAGCTACTTCAGTAACAAGTGGGAAATCATATAAGCTATCTGTAATAAATACAGAAGAGGCTTGTGTGTATGGAAATGTTAAGCAGGCGCAGACCACTAAGGCTGATTGTATAAATGCCAACCCAGATAATGAGTGGAAGCCTTATATATGGGTAGAAAGTAGAGATTTACCTACGGTAACTACTACTGAGAGTGTAACCGAATTTGTACTAGTAAGTGCTAATGCCTTCACTAATACGCCTGCAACTGGCCAAATGTGGGTATTAGAAGAGATAGGAACAGTAGAGGCGGCTGATTTCAGAGTTCTTAGCGTTAAAGAGACCGAACCTAATACAGTAGGGGTTAGTGCTCTTAGATACCATGGAGCTAAGTATGGGTACATAGAGGATAACTTAGCCTTCTCTTCAAAGAGTATAAGTAATATACCTGATCCAGGGGACGCTATCCCAGAGCCTACTAATCTACAGATTATAGAAGAGTTATATACAGATTCAATGAGAAATGTAAAGAATAGAGCCACCTTTAGCTGGGACGCCCCTCTTACTCCTGGTACCTCTACTACTTATCCGTATATTGCATCTTATTACGTAGAGTGGAGAAGAAAGGCCCCTGCTCTTACAAATTGGACCTCTATGGGGGAAACCTCTGCGCAAAGTATCACTATTGATGATGCACCTGCAGGAACTTTAGAATTTAGAGTTAAAACAAGGAGAATTTTCTAATGTTATACTCACCCTACGCATCTTTAGAGCAGGAAATTTATGGGAAACTTAGCCCGCCTAATGACGTTACTAATTTTAATATGGTAGCACAAGGCTCGAAAGCTTATTTAACTTGGACAGGTGTAACAGATTTAGACGTTATTCATGGGGGCACCTACTGGATAAGACATACCAGTAATACTAATGGGGTGTCTTGGGCAGCAGCTTCCGATATAACAAAAACTGTGCCTGGAAATACTAATAGTATATATTTGCCTTTGATGTCTGGGTCTTACCTTATTAAAGCGTTAGATTCTACAGGTAATGAGTCAACCAATGCTGGATATATAGTATCCAATGTAGCAGATATTTTAGCGCTTAATGCAGTATATACCTCTATACAAGAAGCTCAAATACACCCAGGAGGGTTGTACGGGCCGTTTGGTAGTATATCTATTGATAAAGGAATTAACGACTCCAATACTACTAATATATTCTATGACTCCAGTGACAGTACTATTGAGTTAGCTTCTGCAAGTTTAAGTACAGGTACCCATGACGCATATTATGCAACTGGAAATCATGAAGATGATGTTGTATCTTCAGGTACTCATGATGATGCTAGAGCTACAGGTACACATAACGCTATATTAAATAGTGGAAGCACGGAGTACCAAGCCGTAAATTTTGTGGACTCCGCTGCTGGTAATTTTGATGATAGAAGTGGTAACTTTGATGATATAGAGCATACTGCTAATAAATTAGAGGACGATAACGCATCTTTTGATTCTACATGGTTAGATAACTTAATTAGGAATACTACAGATAACACAACAGCTACTGTAACTGCGGTAGATAGCAGTACAGTACTTACTTTAAGTTCTGATATATTTGACGCTTCTGGAGAGAGCTATAGGCTAGAAACTAAAGCTACTCAATTACGAGATACAGGGGCAAGTTTTGCAGCAGGAGATGTAGGTAGAACTATACGTAATACTACCAATAATACTACTGCTACTATATCGACAGTAGATAGTAGTACCGTAGTAACACTTAGCTCTGGCATCTTTTCTAATGACAATGGAGATGCCTGGGAGTTAGAGGCAGGACCAAATAACCTCAGAGATACAGGGGCCTCCTTTACTTCCGCACTAGTAGGAAGAACCGTTAGAAATACTAATGACTCTACTACTGCTACGGTGAGCGCTTTTGTTAATTCTAACGAGCTAACTCTATCCTCTGGCATCTTTGATAATAAAGACGGGCACGTATATGAGGTGGAGCCAGGGTATGATAGGCTATATGATCCCACAGCAAGTTTTACAGATGAGTACATTGGTAAGATAGTACGTAACACTACAGATAATACTACAGCCACCGTATCCTCTAGGGTTGACGGTACTGAGTTAGTTTTATCTTCCGGTATCTTTGATAACCAAGATGGGGAGGGATATAGAATAGAAGTGCCAGGTGGTGTATTAAGAGATACGGGGGTAACCTTCGTAGCCGGAACACACGATAATAGAATTATTAGAAATTTAGACTCTGCTCTGGTATCTAGTATATCTTCTATAGACGCATACAATAACTTAGTATTAGAAGAAGATATTTTTGGACAAACAGATCAGGCTAATTATAAGATAGAAGGGGATGTGCCTGCAGAAGGGTACTACTACTTTACAGACCAGTCTATAGATTTAGGAGCGGTATATACTTCTCGAGTAACAGCCTCTTATTCTAGTACTGCAGTATCTGTAACTGATTTATTCGATTTAACTGCAGGTAATTTTGATAGTAACTCAGGTCTATTTGACGGCACAGATATATCAGACGCTAACGCATCTTTAGAGATAAGAATAACTACAGACGACCCTGCGGGTACCCCTACCTGGGGCACATGGACGCATATGTTAGTAGGGGACTACTACGCCAGAGGTATGCAATTTAGAATGAAACTTACTAGTGCCAATACTTCTCACAATGTTCAGGTAGACTCTCTATCTATTACAGTAGATATGCCTGATACTACAAAGAGGCAGACAGGGGTACAAGGGGACACTGGCACAAATAATGGTACCAGTATAATTACGTACTCAACGCCTTTTAAAGCCACTCCTACAGTGGGAGTAACCCTGCAGAATGCAGATACAGGGGATTACTGGACTATTAGTAGTAGTAGTAGTACTGGATTTACAATAACTTTTTTCAATAGTAGCAATACTGCTACGCAAAAGACCTTTAACTGGGTTAGCACAGGATATTAAATATGGCAACACATGACTATAGCATAGCGAATCAATCGTTCCCTGCAACAAGAACAGACCTTAACAACGTTTTAACAGCAATTAAAAGTAGTAACAGCGACTCAGCAGCCCCTTCCAGTTCTTTAGTGGCAGGGCAGCTTTTTTATGATACTTCAGCGAGTCAGTTAAAAGTGTACTCTGGCTCTGCGTTCTCTGCAGTAGGTATAGATACTTCAGCCGCACTAGCTCTAACTAACGCAACGGCGGCTACTAGTAGTACGACTGGTGCTCTTAAAGTCACAGGAGGAATATCTACTCAGAATAACCTACATGTTGGGGGCACTACTAACAGTACTGATGTTATTAACTGCCTAAAGTCGTCGGGTACTGGATTAGCCGTAACCTCGAATGCGACAGTAGGAGGAACTTTAGCAGTAACTACCTCTACTACTACACCTTCAGTAGGGTTAGACAGCACCGATTATATTAGTTGGACAGATAATACTCAGACAGACTTCTATATTAATAATCTTAATAAATTCCGTATGGAAGCAGATGGCGACTTTCACGCTGATGGCGATGTTGTCGCATATTCAACTACTATCTCTGATGAACGTTTAAAAACAGGTATTTCCACGGTAAGTAACGCTTTAGAAAAAGTTTCACAACTTAACGGAGTGGAATTTACACGTAAGAACAACGGACAACGAAGTGCAGGTGTAATCGCTCAACAAGTAGAGAAAGTACTTCCTCAAGCAATTAGAGAGAAGAAACTACCCCTACAAACCGGAGATGAAGATACTACCTATAAAACGGTAGAATATGATGCTTTGCATTCACTTTATATCGAAGCAATTAAAGAGTTGAAAGATACGGTCGAAAAGCAGGCCGTACAGATAAAAGAATTACAAAGGGCATAAAAAATTTATGTCTTGACTTTTTTGATGGAATTTGATATAATAACATATAAGAAAAGGTCATTAAAATAATTTAGTGTACACCTTTTAATCAGTTCAAAGCGCGTATGGTGGAAAATCCATATGTGCAGGGTTTTTATTAAGGAAATTATTATGTCAGCAGGAACACATAACATAACGATAGAGCAAGGGGGTACCTTTGAACTAACGTTGTCTGTGGATAACCCCTCAGGCACAGATATGAACTTAACAGGGTACTCCTTTAGGGGTATGCTAGCTAAGTCTTATTATGATGATTCTCCTGTATCTTTTACAGCTTCAACGTTAGTGGCAGCTACTGGCAAGTTTAAACTGGCTTTATCTGCGGCACAATGTGCAGCTTTAGACCCCGCTTTAACGTATGTATGGGATTGCGAGATGGAGTCAAGTACAGGAGTAGTTACTAGACTGCTACAAGGTAGTGCAACTATCTCACCGGAGGTAACTGTATAATGGCTATAGCAGTAACAGTAGAAGAAACAGGAACAATAGTAGTAACTACTAGTAATGTTGTAGGGAACGCTGCTACTACAGTTAGTTTTGACCCAACAGGGATTAATACTATAACAGCAACAAATATTCAAGATGCTTTGCATCAAATCGCGGATCAACAGTTCGTACAAACCACCGCACCTACGTCTTCCGACAGTAATCTAGAGGAAGGGGATTTGTGGTACAACACAACCGATAATAAACTAATGGTTTATAGAAATACGACTTGGGAAGAAATTACCTTAGATGCACAACTATCGGAAAGTTCAGATACTTCAGAGTATACTGATGTAACTTTAAATGGAGGTTACTTTTAAATGGCAAACGTAATAAAAATTAAACGCAGTACCAGTACTGCAACACCTAGTAGCCTAGCGGAAGGCGAATTAGCCTATTCAGAAAATAGTAATAATCTATTTATTGGAACAAGCGGAAGCAACGTAACTGTAATTGGTGGCGCTGAAGGAATCGCTGATGTAGTAGGTTCTATGGTAACAGGAAATACTGAAACAGGTATCTCTGTAACGTACGACGACTCTGACAGCACTTTAGACTTCGCACTAACTGCTGATCCTACGATCACTTTAGGCGGCGACCTGTCAGGTACAGCAACTTTAACTAACCTTACAGATGCTACACTTACAGCTACTATTGGGTCTAATGCAGTACAGCAAGCAATGGTACATACTGATGTTATCACAGGGCAAACTGCATTAGCAGCAAATCCTGATGGGGACAATGATTATGTATTAATCTATGATGACTCTGCCTCTGGGTATAAAAAGATA